ATTTCTCTTTACTACTTTTTTATCTAATAGATCGCTATTTTTTACATCCGCTAGGTCTTGTATGTCGCCTTCTAGCTCATAGATAGTATGATCGTAATCAGTAGGAACCATTTCTGCAGGATCCTTTACGGTCTTTCTTATTAACTGAGGAAGTTTAAAAGGCTCCCACATCCAAGACCAGTCTTGATGATTAATAAGTAAATATCCTGTTTCTACTTTATTTCTATGAAAAGAAGTAGTCATAGGACTTCCTGGGTATACAATATTTCTTTGAGTATTACTATGAGCGTGTAAATCTCCAGCAAAAACTACAGGGAAATCCGAAAATAAGTCTAAGTCCAACTCTGGCTTGACGTGAGGTGGAATTTCTCCTCGAATATGTGTAAATAAAGGTTTATCTTTAGGAAAGTGATCTAATATATCTTTTTTGTGTAACTCACAATATGGAAGTATACTAAAGCCCATATCTTCATCAATATATGATATATCAATAATAGTTACTAAAGGATTTATAGCTTTAGTAGCTTCTTTCAATCTGCTAAAGAATGTTCTATGTTTTCTTGTAGCTTCATGGTTACCATCATATATAATAGTAGGAATACTTACATCTTTTATAAAAGAAAAGTATAGCTCTAGTTCTTCCATATTTGGAAGGCGATCAAAGAGATCGCCACCAATTATGTGCATATTACACATTTTTTCTAAGCTATAAATCTGCTCAAAGAATAACTTATAGCGATTTACAGCCCAAGCTGGAGGCACGTTTTTCTGCCCCAGCTTAATGTGCCAATCTGCAGTGAATAATATCATGAAAGTGCGAACTCATCTTCAAGAATGTCTTTATCCGCATTTTCCGCATCTCCATCACGGATATCATCTAGTAATGCTTTCTGAGCGTCTGGAGTAGGACGAGGCATAACATCATCCATAGACTTTAGATCAGCAATCATTTCTTTTTCGCTATCTGATAATTCGCGTTGCTTACACTTCAATACCTGTAGTTGATACTCTACATTGTAAGGAAGTGGGCCAGTTTTTACTCGCTTAAATTTAACGTCCCAACCAGTTTCAGGATCAGTAGGGTCGCCTAAATCTTCCGCAGCAGAAAGAATTGCTTCAAACAATTTCTTTTTCAAATTAATAACTTTAACTTCACCATCAGCAATACACTGCATAGCGTAGCTCCAGCCACATTTTAGATCTGGATAATATTCACGAACCCAGTCTTTTTCTTTATTGTTGAAACGTTCTTCGTTACGGTCAAATGACAAACACTCGAAAGGAATCTGCTTACCATTCTTACCTTCTAACCAGTATACATAACGTGCCAGAACATCGCCGACTAAACGAACTTCGTTGTCGCCTTCACGATATTGATATGATGATACAGATGATTTCTGTGCTTGACCTTTAGATTTGTTAAATGAAATAGCCATTAGTGTATATTCTCCTTATTGACTTCTTCGTATAAAAAATGAATTTGATCACCTTCAACACGAAGTAGACTGCTTTCTTCAATTACTGTCGAATCTATATCTACTGAAAATAAATCCAACGTTATTTTCCCAGTTGCTGTGTAGTCCGCTAACGGACGTAAAGAAGCTAATCCGAGATACTGGGCTATCTCTCTATAGCTGTGTTTATACCTATTAAACAGTAGTACATCAGGGTGTAGAATAAAAGACTCTCCTTTAAAATCTACCTCTGAATACTTAAATATTTTATCATATTTATTGTCAGGTATTTCTTTATATGTCAACATTTTTAAGACCAAGTAGATATCATAGACATCCCCTTCAGTCTTATAAAATATTTTATTCCAATCATATAACAACATATTATACTATATATCAATGTAAAAGTCAAGAACTATTTTTCTAGACTCCGATCTCTTTAATCTTATACCCTTGTTTCATATAGTAACCTATACGATTAGATGCTTGCTTTTGAGCAGTTTTTCCTCTAAGATGTATGTCTATGACAACAGGGGATTTTTTATTTTCTTGTTTACGAATAACTCGACCAACTAATTGAGTAAGTAGTGGTTCATTATTAATAGGTGTAGCTAGAATAAGGCAGCTTAAACTGTTTACTGATATTCCTTCTGAGAATATAGCTTGAGTTCCATACAAAACGTTTTTGTCGCCGTGTAGAATTTCAGACACGAGTGTTTCTCTGTCCTCATGCGCTACCTCGCCCGTAACACATACTGCTTTTTCACCAGTCAGTTCGGCGCAGGCTTTTAAAAAGCTGACTCGATCTGATACAACAAGTACTTTATGACCACGAGCCGCATAAGCTGCCGCTAGCATAGCTACTGAGTGTCGATATTCTTCATTATCAGCTAAAGCATTAACTCTTTTAGCCCAAGGGATGTTAGCTCCGTCCATAAACCTTACTGAAGATTTATAAACATGAACAGTAGGTGTCATATAGTTTTCTTTTGGCGGTTTAAATACGTTATTACTAAAGTAATCTCTAAATACAACGTGTTTTCCGTCCTTACGCTCTATAGTTCCGGAAAGACCGATTTTATACCGAGCAGTACTAGCATCAATAATCCTAGCAAATGTAGGGCTAGACACGTGATGCATTTCATCCAATATAATAGTTCCGAATTCATTCCTAATCTTTTCTATATTGCGGTATAGAGTTTGAGTATTTCCTATAACGATAGGAGCATCAATATCAAACTGCCCGCTACCAATAATCCCGGGAGATATCCCATATACTTTTTCAACTTCTTTTGCCCACTGATTTCTTAAAGGTACAGTATGTGTAATAACTAAAGTTTTTTGCCCTAATTTGCCTGCGATTGCCAACCCCGTAAAGGTTTTACCCCAAGATACCCAAGCATTAATAATGCAGCTATCGTTTAGTGCATCATATACTTCTTGCTGACTTTCTCGTAAGTCGTATTTAAACTTAGGAAATTCTACAGGCTTTATTGTTCGCTTATCTACTATTTCATAGTCTTTAGGAATTAAGTCCTCTCTGCCAGAAGGAATAGTTACTAGATTTGAACGCACCCGCTGCATATTTTTAATAACTTGAGGAGGATCATTAGGGTTTTGAGGCTTAATTACATAAGTAAGCTCTTTACTAACCTCTTCTTTATACTGAGGCGTACACTCAAGATATATTCTATTACTTAAAACTGCTTTCATACTTTTTTACGGCTATCAGGCTCTTTTTCTTCGGAGTAATTATATAAAATCCAAGGTAATTTATTCAAATGAAGAACTCCCGCATACTGTAAATCAGCAGCAGGAGGTCTAGGTATTTTAAAAGGAAACTTTACTCCATGCAGCCATAGCACGGACATAGTATCTTTTTTAGTAACTTTTTTAATTTTATAGTATTTTAGCTGGCAAAATACTTTTTTCTCATACTGAAATAAAGTACCTGAACTATCTATAAATAACTTAGCACCGCTTTTAACTATGCCTCTTATATCCTCTATCTGTTTTGGTAAAGGATATAGATCTTTAAAAGGACTTTGAATACGCCTGATTCCTAAAGAGGCTCCAGGCATATTCTTATCATCTACAACTTTGCCATCTAGTCGCAGCAACCCATCTGAAAAGTCCCAATTTTCAGATAGAATTATATAAACAGGAAAGTTTATTGTATTTATAGTTTTATATGTTATAACCTTCATACATTTTGTCAAACTTACCCATAGAATAGTCATCACCTATTTCAAAGTCACAGCCTATAGGAGTGCCAGGAATAGATACACCTCTATCTAATTGAACAAACTTTAATAGTTTATCACTATAACTTTCAACTTCATCTTCTGGTACTTCTGCTAATATTGAGTCGTGTACAAGTGCAAATATTTTAGCTTTCATACCACTAGATTGAATATAATTATTCATATCTATGGCACCAAGAAGGTTAATATCAGAAGCAGTAGACTGAACCAAAAAATTAAGACCAGACCTAATGCTATGACTCCTGACACCTTTGTTTTCACTTTTAACATTTGGTAATCTCCGTTTTCGTCCAAAAAAGCTATATACATAACCGTTTTTGTCAATAAAGGACTGATTAGCATTAATCCACTTTTTTAATTTGTGGAAAGCTTTAAAGTAGTCCTTAATAACTTCTTCAGCTTCACTTTTAGAAAAATATTTACCGCTATCTTTAGTAACCTGCTCGCTAATTTTAGCTGGTCCTGCTCCGTACATAATACCAAACGTTACAGCTTTAGCAGCCTGTCGTTTATCTGGGTATTTTTCCGCAACTTCTGATACATCGCAAGGAAGTTTAAACACTTTATGTGCGATTGTACTGTGGAAGTTACCACCAGATTTAAATACATCCATTAGTTCTTTGTCATCTGCAAGTACAGCCGCAACATATACTTCTGCAGTAGTTAAGTCCATAGATACAATCTTATTACCTGGTTTAGCTTTAATACAACCTTTCACAGTTGGATTATCACGAGGCAACTGTTGCATATTTAATTTACCACTAGAGCTAAGACGACCTGATGTAGTACCATGTAAGTTAAAACTAGTACGCAGACGAGAGTCACGGTCTAGCTGTGGGATGATCTTGTCAAGATAAGTATTTTTTATTTTAGACTTCTGACGAATATCTAAAATAAGTTGAGGCACAGTACTTTGTGCAGTTAATTCCTTTAGAACTTCTGCATCGGTTGATTCTGCACCCGTACCAGTCTTTTTACCTGTAGGCTTTAGACCAAGATAATCGAATAGTAGAGAGCGTAACTGTACAGTACTATTAGGATTAAAGGGTTTACCCATAATCTCTTCAAACTTACGAATTTTATCATTTTCATATAACTTAGCTATAGCATTATCAATATCTGTCTGCATAGCATCTTGTGCTATATACAATCGTTTTTTATCGAAAG